GCGTCCAGCAGATCCGGGCCGATCTCCTGAAGGGCTCAAGAGACTGGTGCCAGGAAGCGATACCAGACGGCTATATGAAAGGCGTCGCATGGGCCGATGCTGATCCACTTGCCGGCCAGAGGCTAATGGCCGGGTTCGGCAGCATTCATCAGCAGGCAGTCGAGGTCCTGGCAGACAACGCATATTCCCGGCTGGCGGATGTCAACAGCGTCGTAGGCCGGAGGGTGGACGATGTATTCCGGCAGGTGGCGCTTGAGCACGCAAAAGGCAGCGTCATGGGCTACCAGACAACCCGCCAAGTAGCAAAGAACATCCGAGAGGATCTAGCGGAGAGAGGTATTACCGGCTTCGTGGACAAGGCAGGTCACGAGTGGGATATGCGCCGCTATGCGAAAGTTCTAGCGCAGGAAACAACTAACCAAAGCTTCAGGCAAGGCACAATCAATCGTTTCCAGGAGAAAGGCCATGATCTGGTCCGGCTCTCTTCGCATAGTGGATCTTGCCCGCGCTGTACTCCATACGAGGGACGCACATTCTCTCTCACAGGCAGCGACAAGGAGTTTCCGTCTCTCGACGAAGCGCGCGCAGGTGGTGTTTTTCATCCGGGGTGCCTGCATGTGATTTCCCTTGCACCGGAAGAGAATGATAGATTTATAGGCCGTCTGCAGGGCAAAGAAGGCGAAGCGGTAAGGCAGGCCGAGATAGACCGACTGGCGAAGAAGGCCGGATGGAAATCACCATTCCTCGAAACTTCGCCCGAGAAGATGAGCTGATCTCTGTCTTCTCACTCCCTGGAAAGCATCTCGGCTCCGAATTGGTCGATGATGCCATTGCTAACGGCGCAAAGAGATTGGATTGCCTGGGAGACAGCCTATTAAAATTCTACAGTAGCAAGGGATTTAAGGTAGTAAAGACAGACAAGTGGGATGATAAGTACGCTCCCAAAGACTGGGACTACGAGAAGTTCAAGCGACCAAATCTGTATTACATGGAGTTGAAATGAGCGAGGCCGAATATCAGAACGAGCTGGACATTGCAGAAGAGCTATTCGGATACTCTCCGTGTATGCACTGTAGGCGACATAAATGGGATAACGACAAGGGCAACTATTGCAGAGCTTTCCCTAAAGGAATACCCAACGAAATATTTTGGGGCAAGAATCTGCACAAAGAGCCGTATCCCGGTGATCACGGAATTCTGTTTGAACCATCGGATTAAGTTTAGTTCATCTCCAGCTCCCGGCTGGGCACTTAACATTCTGATCACAAAAGACGACCTGAGACTATCAGGGGAGATTTTTCATGACTGGCGATAGTAATCCTACACCGAACGCTGGCGGCAGCAACCAAGATCCAGCGGGGCAACATAATCAGCAGCAATCACCTGCAACTAGTCAACAGCAGCAGGGGAACCAACAGAACAACCAGCAGCAACAGCAAAATCAGTTCATCATTAGTCAGGAACAATTTGACCAGCGATGGGCTGAGAAAATGGTCTCCTTAGAGAAAGAGCTAGGCCTCCCGCCAGGGGGGCTCAAAGACTTCGTGGCCACCCAAAAGAAGGCCAAGACACCAGCACCTTCCACCGGAGAGACGCTTTCCGGGGCAGATCTCAAGATCGCTAGGATGGAAGCCCTCATGACGGCGGGCGTACCGTCCAAGCAGATCCCGCTGCTTCTTCAGCACCTCAACATCGCGGGCAAGACTCGCGAGGAAATTCAAGCAAGTATAGGGCAGCTCATAGAACTCAAGCTGCTCACCATCGAGACCACACCGGCGCCCCAGCCGGGGAATCAGCAGGACGGAACGCCGAACGCCGCACAAGGCGCGGGGAATCCGGGCGTGTCTGGGACACCAGGAAAGAAGACCTGGAAGATATCCGAGATCGCCAGAATGTCATATGATGATCATATCAAAAACCAAGACGAGATCCTGAAGGCGATGAGCGAAGGCAGGGTCATCGAGGGATAATATGTCAATTTCAAATTTTATACCCGAATTCTGGGCATCATTGGTTCTGAATTTTGCGCGAAAGAACCTCATATATGCCCAGACAGGCATAGTAAACCGAAATTATGAGGGTGAGATCAGTCAGAGAGGGGACAAGGTCCACATCACTGGCCTCGGGGACGTCGATATTATAGATTACACAGATGGAACTGATATGGCAGACGCTGTCCCCCCAACCGATGCTGACACGCTGCTTGAGATCACGGAAGACAAGGCATTCCGCTTCCTGGTCACCGATAAGCAGAAAAAGCAGGCGGCAGGAAACTTCCTCACTCCCATGATGCAAAAGGCTGCCTACCGGATGCAGGACAAGATGGACCAGTACGTTGCATCTCTATATACGGATGCAAGCGCCGACAATTTGGTCGGATCGGATGCTAGCCCCAAATCGCCCAATACCACGGCCAATGATGCCAGCAACGTCTTTAATCTCATTGTCGATTGTGGCCGGAAACTATCCGACTCGCTTGTGCCGACTAATGGCCGCTGGATGATCATACCTCCCGCCATGGAAGCACTCGCAATCAAGGAGCTGCACGTCTCAGGTGCTTCCGCTCCACAGGTCGGCAACACGATTGCAACGACTGGCCGAATTGGGCATCTAGCTGGTTTTGATCTTTTCGTAAGCCACAACGTACCCAACGTGGCTGGGACGAAGTATAAGATCCTGTTCGGCACGTCTGAGGCCATATCTTTCGCAGATCAGATAGCGATGGTCGAGTCTATCAGGCACCAGAAGCAGTTCGCTGATATCGTTCGCGGCCACAACCTCTACGGAGCGAAAGTGGTACAGCCGGACTATCTTGGTGTCATGACCTGTAATTTCTAGGTGATTTTATGAGAAAGATATTACTCTCTCTTCTGGCGGCTATGCTCCTATTGGGCCTGGCCGGAGCAACGTATACGACCATGATGGACGATATGCTTGGAGCCGGAACCGTGATTGTGGGCCCTCTGGAAAGCGCTCGGTTCTTGAACAGTACTGGATACATAAATGTGGGGAGTTACATGGTCACGGGAAAGATGACAGTCCTAAAGGTGACATAGATGGCCAAAACCGCCAGACAGTTCAAGAACACGCGAACTGGCGCGGTTTGGGAGGTGGCTGATCCAGCCACCCTCAAACGTGTTCTTGAATCCCCGCTGGATTACGAAGAAGTAAATCTGAAAGAAGCGAAGCCGGATAAATAAAGGGTGGTGTTTTATGGCAGTGGAACCAGGGGATCGCTCAACGGACACTCAGTACCTTCGAGACTTAGTCGCCAGCGCAGCCGCGGGCGGCGTCACCGACGCCACTATGCTATCCAAGGTCGATGACATGACTGCTCTTCTCGAAATAATAGCCGAAGAGCTTGACACCCCATGAGCCAGGAGGCATGAATGGCAACCGGATTGTATCATTGCCCAGTGTGTGGAATTGGTTTTGAGGCAAGTATTCTGGTAGGGGCCGATGTCGTCTGCCCCAATGGACATACATTACCTTATGATGTCGATCCGGGCGAAGATACTTCGACTTGTGATTGCCCCATATGCCAAAAAAGGTTCAGTGTCGATCTTGTTCTGGGGCTGCCTGATTGCGATGAAGCAGATGAATTGGCTTGGGTTGAATATTACAACGAATCTGAAGATGGTGATTTTATGACGTTCCTAAACCGCCTCCCAGGGAGGCAAGATGCGTATTACAATCGCAATAGAATGTGGAAGAACAAGGGCAGCGATACCGCCGCCAACCGGAGGACGCTCGTATCCCCTAGCCACCTGATTGTGAATGTTGGGGGAGCCGGGAACCATTCCTACGAGCTGGCCGCCGCTGTCGAGCTGGACCTTGACACCGCGGCCAATTGGGACGATTCGCAGTACGCCACTCCGGCCAACCGTGCCGGCAAGGACTTCTATATCTATGCATGCGTCCCAGTAAGTGGCTATACTCCGGTTCTCATCCTTAGCGCCGCCACCACCTACCCGGCTGGCTACACCGCGGACAATAGCCGCAAGATCGGCGGCTTCCACTGCGAATGTGTGGATGTTGGCACGATCTCCGGCCATCCCTTAACCGGCTACCTGGCCGGGGATATCATCCCTCGGTCTTGCTGGGATCTATCGCATAGGTCATCTGGTGCCCAGGTTGGAATGGTATGGGCTGGGAAGACAGATTTCGACGCGCTGAATTATGCGCCTCTGTGGGCCTCGATATACCACCTCTCCGGCACAGGAGCATCTATCGCATCAGTATTCGGAGCTGCCGTGACTGTCTCTCGGAATTTCTACGACTTCGCAGATGACCTGAAAAACATCGGCGCCAGGATGATGACAGACTGGGAATTCGCACAGCTGCACTCCGGTAGCCCCGAAGAAACGAATATTTACGGCTCGGCCAATCCGACGACTGTAGGCGGTCATGTAGACACAAATTCCAGGAGAATCATATCAAATATTGGTCTGGAGGACATGTCAGGGGTTTGGTGGACATGGCTCCAGGATCGGCAGAGCTACATAGATGGCGCTGATTATGCCGCAGCAATTGTGTTCGGCTACGAGAATATCAGCGGAACCAGAGGGTCCCATTACGGTCAAGGAACATATCAGGCACAAGCAGCGGTTGTTGCGGGCGGTAGTTGGGGTAATGCGGCGCTTTGCGGTTCGCGGGCGCGTAGTGCGGGTAATCG